GCAACCGCCAGTATCGCCTCTCGGCTAGAACAATCTGGTTGTAAGGTTGTCGATATGTCGGGCCAGATCTTCTACACAGCGTGTAGCGATCTGCTCGATGCTATCGTGAACAATCGAATAGTCCACTCTGGCCAGACTGAGTTGGTCTCGTCAATGAATAATTGCGGAGCAAAGATCAACGATGCAGGCTGGCGCATTGTGCGCCGTAGATCCGCGGGGGATGTATCTGCTGCGATAGGTCTGGCCATGGTGGTTCATCAACTACTGAAACCGGTGTCGAAACCTGCCATATTTGCGTAGAATGTCCGTTTTGTGTGGTATCCTTTAGGTCATGGCATTCTGGGATCGCTTCCTCATTCAAGCACCTAAGGTACAAAGCGAGGTCAAGGCTCAGTATGCCCCTGCCGTCATGGGCGATGATTTCGGATATTTCAATACCCAACTCATAACCAAGGTCAGCCGAGACGTTGCAATTTCTTTGCCAGCAATCGTCAGATCGCGCAACCTTATTGCAGGCACAATTGCAAGCATTCCGTTGCATCTCTATCGGAAATCCAATGATGAGCGACTCGGATCTCCCAAGTGGTTAGAGCAACCGAGCATTCACCAGCCTCGATCAGTAACTCTTGCATATACAGTCGATAGCCTTCTTTTTTACGGAGTCGCATATTGGCAAGTTACCGAGTTATATGCTGATGATGGCCGTCCGGCCCGATTTCTCTGGATTGCACCAACTCGCGTAACTCAGCAAGTCTCACCAGATAATCAATTCGTCACGCAGTATTACGTTGATGGCAAGCCAGTACCCATGGAGGGCCTTGGCTCGCTCATTACGTTCCAAGGACTTAGCGAAGGCATTCTCAACACCGGTGCAACTATCATCCGGCAAGCATACGAATTGCAGAACGCAGCGCATCGCGCAGCAGTCGCACCAATTCCATCCGGAGTTATCAAAAACACCGGGGCTGACCTAAGTGAGAATGAAGTCGCTGCATTGCTATCGCAATGGAAAGCAGCACGTCAAAAAGGATCGACCGCGTATCTCACCAGCACTCTTGACTATATGCCCACGTCATTCTCACCAAAAGATATGGGTTATGCAGATCTCATCACTCAAGTCACCACACAGATTGCCCGGCTTTGCAACATCCCGGCTTACTATCTCTCGGCTGATGAGAATAACTCGATGACCTACGCCAATGTCCAAGACGAGCGCAAGCAACTCATCAGCCTTGCTTTGCAGCCATTCATCACGGCAGTTGAGTCGCGACTTAGCATGGACGATATTACGAACACGCAGAACTATGTCCGCTTTGCCGTTGATGATACTTTCCTAAGGGCAGACACAATCACACGCCTGACGGCAATTGAGAAAATGATCTCGCTCGGTCTCATCACGGTCGAGCAAGCACAACAGATGGAAGATCTATCACCCAACGGAGCAGCATGAAACTAACCTTCACAGCAACCGATATACAGGCCGATGAAGGCCGCCGCCTTATCTCTGGCAAGATTTTGCCGTTCAACAACGAGATTGGTTACACCAATGTTGGCCGGGTCAAGTTTCGCTCTGGCTCTGTCCAATGGGATGATGCGAAGAAGGTCAAGTTCCTGCTTGAGCATGACTCCAAGAAGCCACTCGGCCGCGCTCAGTCGATCATGGCGCAGGATGATGCTCTTTATGCGACCTTCAAGGTCTCTGCCACTAGCCGTGGCAACGATGCGTTGATTGAGGCATCCGAGGATCTTCGCTCTGGTCTTTCGGTAGGTGTCGAAGTACTTGACTCAAAGCAAGTCGGTAACACGTTAGAAATTATCAGCGCACGACTTGAAGAAGTTTCTCTGGTATCTAATCCGGCTTTCAAGTCGGCAGAAGTGCTAGAGGTTGCTGCATCCGAAGGCGATGCAGTTGAAGAAAACAACAATGAAAGCGAGGCATCTCAAGTGGAGAACACCACCCCTGAGACCGTTGCGCCTGAGGCAGTCGAAACTCCAGTAGAGGCCTCTCGTCCAACAATTACCGCTGCCGTTGCATACGCGAAGCCACGCATTGACGTCACTCCGGGTGCATACCTTGAGAACACCGTCCGTGCATCGATGGGCGATGATTCTGCTCGTCAATGGCTCGCAGCAGCAGCAGACACAACCGACAACGCTGGCTTGATCCCAACACGTCAATTGTCGGAAGTCATCAACCCACTCAGCAACGCTGACCGTCCGTTCATCGATGCGATCAGCCGTGGCACATTGCCTGATGCTGGTATGACCTTCGAGATTCCAAAACTCACCCAAGCACCAACTGTGGCCGAGACCGCAGAAGGCGCAGCACCATCCGACACCGATCAGAACGTTTCATTCCTCAGCGTTACCGTCAAGAAGTACGCAGGCCAGCAGTCGTTCAGCGTAGAGTTGCTTGACCGCAGTTCTCCAGCCTTCTTTGCTGAACTTGCACGCCAGATGCAATTCGCATATGCCAAGGCAACAAACGCAGCAGTTGGTACTGCTGTCGTTGCCGGTGCTACCGATGGTGGAAACCGCACCATGTCGGCAGCCAACCTTCTCGACTTCATCAGCGATGCAGCAGTCTCGGTGTACACCAACACCCTTGGCTTCGCTACAAACGTTGTCGTTTCGCCAGAGCAATGGGGCGCAATCATGGGTCTCATTGATGGCTCAAACCGTCCTGTTTACGTTCAGACAATCAATCCGCAGAATGCTTCCGGTAACCTGACTCCGTCCGGTGTCCGTGGAAACGTTCATGGCTTGAATCTGTACGTCTCACGCTCACTTTCCGGAACTGGAGACGGCACAATCGTTGTCGTGAACCCAGAGTCGTACACATGGTACGAGTCCGGCACTTTCCGTCTTGAGTCCAACGTGATCTCAACCGGATCAGTCAATGTCGCACTCTATGGCTATGGCGCAATTGCGACCAAGGTAGCCGCTGGTGCGTACAAGTGGATGGTTGCATAACCCATTCAGTAATCGTGACCCCGGTTCGAGGCTCGGCCGGGGTCACCCCTAACAGAGAGGATCAAAATGCCAGCAACATACGTCACAGTTGCCGAGTTGCGCACCAACCTTGGCATTGGCACTCTCTACACCGATGCAATAGTTGAAGAAGTCTGCCAGTCAGCCGAGAACCTAATCAAAGAGAAGTTGTGGTTCAACGAGCAGACCGTTGTGGCTATCTCAGCCCAAGACACAACTGGCCGCATCTACATTGCCGAGAATGTTCAGCAATTCGTGGTCGGCGATGTGGTCACCATCGAAAACGTGCGCCAGCACTACAACGGCAGCAAGACCATTACAGCCGTCAAGAACAACGGCGAGCATTACCTAGAATTCGTCAATGCCCAGATTACGACTCGCGAAAAGCACAGCATTGCGCCTTATGGCCGAGTCTATGGATCTACCAGCATTGATTACGCTACCCTGCCACAAGTCCGTGAAGCAGCCATGATGATTGCAGTCGATATATGGCAAGCCCGGCAAATGTCGGCTACCGGTGGCATCTCACCAGATTTCCAGCCCTCGCCTTATCGCATGGGCAATACCCTTATGGCCAGAGTCCGTGGACTCATCGCTGATTATCTTCACCCCGGCGGGCTTGTAGGATGAGCGCGATCACAACCCTACGAGGAACGCTAGCAACCGCACTAGCGAGCGCAAGCACCTGGCAAGTGTTTTCCTTTCCTCCTGCTACGGTGCTTGCGAACTCTTGCATCATCAGCCCAGATGATCCGTATATCGTGCCAAGCAATGACGGCTACATCACCGTTGCGCCTTTGGTCAATTTCAAGATTACGCTCACCAAGCCTTTATTCGACAATCAAGGCAACCTGAACGGCATGGAAGATTACATTCTGGAACTGTTCAGCAAGTTGGCAGCCTCCACGATCAAGTACACCGTGGGAGACGTTTCCGCACCAGCCGTTATGACCGCACAATCCGGCGAGATTCTAGCCGTGGACGTGAGAATCTCGATTCTATCGAGTTGGAGTTAGACATGGACAAGCGCACTAGATTTCTGGTCAAGATTGGCCAGATCGAAAAACCCAAAGCAGTAGCAAAACCCAAGAAGAAGGAAGAACCCAATGGCGATCACGCTGAATAACA